GATGTTCAAAGATTGGTGAGCTCCCGTTTTGGTAAAGTCGCTGATAAATTGAAACAAGTTACAGGAAATCAGAATATTGGTTCAAGACAAGTTCAACAAATGATTTATCAAGAAATGATGAGTCGTTTACCGAACATTATGAGAATTGAAGGTAGACATAGAGATGAACTTGAACAATTAGCGGTTGAGGCTTCTTTGGAAGAATTGCAGGTACCTGAAGATTGGTTTACAATTGAACCCTACTTAAATAGAGCCCCAATAGACACATCAAATTTCAGATACGAGCCAGATGAAGATGATGAAGAGGAAGAAGATGATGAGAAACCAAAATTATCTATTCCATCTTTTGATGTCGAAGATTTGACTGATGAAGAAATTTTAGAACTCGAAAAACATAAGAGAAATATTATCAATGCAATCATCCAAGGGGCAGCGAAAAAAGGTCATTACCTTTTCCAAAAACCTGAGGTCAAGGCTAGATTAGATGCTATCGACCCATCTCTATATAGAGATTATTTGGGTATTATGGCAATCAACGATTTCCTTTATTTCACAATGGAACAAATGATTGAGATGATGAGTCAAACAGGTCAAGGAGTTGCAGGTAAAGTTGAATTGAGTGATAGCGGCCCTGATGACGAAGAAGAAGGTGGAGAAGAGTTTGAAGAAAAACCTGATACTGTAATCAAAGCTTTTGGTATGATGTTTCCAATCCTCTGCCATGAGATTATTAAAGGTGTTGAAGAAGCCAAAGGTAGATATGGTTTACCTCAAGACCAAGGAATGAGACAAAAGGTTCAAGGTCAGGTAGATTTACTTTCCAACGAACCAATGCAGTTAAGAATAGGTCCTGAAATTGTTGAAAAAATTAGATTTGCATTACCCGATGCAATGTTTGACGACGAAAACAAAGGTCTGATAAACTGGTTTCACATTCAGTTATACCAAATACCTGCCGAAGAATTTTTAGAGATTATAGGAAATGCTATTTCCGAAGACCAATCCAAAGTCAAAAAGGCTACACAAAGATTCGATGAAATTATGAAAGAAGCTCAAGAACTCAAAAGAGAGTATGATGACTATAAGGAAGAAAATGGTACAGACTCTGAAGACGAGGACGATGAGGATGATTTGGATGATTTCTTAGGTGGTTTAGGTATATCGATGCCTAAATAACCCCAAAAGTGACTAAAGAACAATTAATTATAGAGGTTACAAAATGCATGAGGAGTACTCCTTATGCATTAAAAACCTATTTACAAACTTACGATAACACAGTTCAGAAATATGTCCCTTTGGATTTGTTTCCCGACCAAGTTTCTTTGATTGAGGACTACGATAACTACAACGAAAATATTGCATTAAAATATAGACAGGCTGGTGTATCTACAGTCACCGCAGCTTGGGCTTCAAAAAAACTTGTATTTGCCAAGAAAAACAAACCAGAAAAAATTCTGATTATTGCCAACAAATTGGATACCTCCGTTGAGATGGCAAACAAAGTAAGGGGTTTCACTGAACAGTGGCCTTCTTGGGTTGGTGTAGGTTTTTCAGCGGAAAAAAACTCACAAAGACATTTCAAGTTAACTAATGATTGTGAAGTAAAAGCGGTTGCGACTTCAAAAGACGCACTTCGTGGTTATACTCCAACTATATTGATTTTTGATGAGGCGGCGTTCATCGAGGCAGATAATGATTTCTGGTCTGCTTGTATGGCCTCACTTTCTACAGGTGGTAAAGTTATAGTAATATCCACACCAAACGGATACGACGCAATTTATTACGACATCTACGACCAAGCCTTAAGAAACATGAATGAGTTTAAAATCTCTGAAATGTTTTGGTATCGTGACCCACGTTATACTCGTGATTTGTATATGGTCAAAACTAATGATTTGGTACATTTCCTTTTGAATAGAGAAGATTATCCCTCAGATACCATTGTAGATTTATCTATAGATAATCCATATGATAGAGACCATTCAATAACAACTGATTATATTGAAAAGGGTTACAAACCTTGTTCAGCTTGGTTTGAAGGGATGGTAAAAAAACTCAAGTTTGATAGAAGAAAAGTTGCACAGGAATTGGAATGTAATTTCTTGGGTTCAGGTGATAACGTTTTTGAATCCGAATTAATGCAAACAATTGCTAAGAACCAACTCAGAGAACCATCCGCAAAACTGATGGGAGGTTCCCTTTGGATTTTTAAAGAACCTGAGAACAGTCATAAGTATGTGATGGGTGTTGACGTATCAAGGGGAGACTCAGAAGATTTTTCATGTATTGAAATAATTGACTTTGATGAAAGAGAGCAGGTTTTAGAATACGTTGGAAAAGTTCCCCCTGATGTAATTGCTGAAATAGCCTTCAAATGGGGGTCAATGTATAATGCTTTTTGTGTTATTGATATTACAGGTGGAATGGGTGTTTCTACTGCAAGGAAAATGCAGGAAATGTCTTATCCCGCAGGTCTATATGTTGATAACGTTGACCCATCCAAAAAATGGAAATGGGACCCAAAATTGAATGAGAAAATTCCAGGTATAAATTTCAATTCCAAAAGAGTACAAATTATATCCGCTTTCGAAGAAGCAGTCAGACATGGATTCAAAACCTATTCTCACCGCCTATACAATGAAATGAATACTTTCATTTACGTAAATGGAAGACCAGACCACCAAAAAGGTCATCACGACGATTGTATAATGGCGATGTCCATGGCTATATATATTGCTGAAAAATCATTCCAGTCATTACAAAAAGTTGTAAATCACACTAAAGCCATGTTGAATTCCTGGTCAACAGCAATCAACGAAAACAAAAACACATCTGAATTTTTCAACCCAATGGTTCCTCAAATGGGTAGACAAAATCCAAATTCACAAGGTCCAACCAAACAGGACTACCAAAAATATGGATGGTTATTTGGTGCAAAATAACTATTTATATTATCAAGGTAAGAAGTAAAATTGTAATATGGCTGAAAAGAATTTAACGGTTTGGCAGAGGTTGTCGCAAACATTTGGTCCTAACTCATTACTCGGACAAGATTATCCAACATTCAAGTTTGATAAAAAGGAATTACTACGTACTAAAAGTAGAGAAGAGTATGAGATGGAAAAGTTGCAAGCGCAACAAACTTACTATCTTACAAATCAATGGGCGAAAGTAGAGAATAATCTTTATTCTCAAGCAATTTATTATGAGCCAACTCGTTTATCTGCACAATATGATTACGAGTCAATGGAATATACCCCTGAAATTTCAGCAGCTTTAGACATTTATGCTGAAGAGTCTACTACAACAAATGAAGATGGATTCATACTTCAAATTTATTCGGAATCCAAGAGAATCAAAGGAGTTTTAGCCGATTTATTCAACAACAATTTAGATATTAACACTAACTTACCGATGTGGACAAGAAACACTTGTAAGTACGGTGATAATTTTGTGTACTTGAAATTAGACCCTGAAAGAGGTGTTGTTGGATGCCAACAGTTACCAACAATCGAAATAGAAAGACATGAGGTTGGGGTTAGTGCAAAAATTTCTGTCGATATAACTCAGGAATTGGACAAAGACAAAAAAGCTCTTCATTTCACATGGAAGAATAAAAACATGGAATTTCAATCATGGGAAATTGCTCACTTTAGACTTTTAGGTGATGATAGAAAACTTCCTTATGGAACGTCTATGTTAGAAAAAGCAAGACGTATTTGGAAACAACTTCTGTTGTCTGAAGACGCGATGTTAATCTATCGTACATCAAGAGCACCTGAAAGAAGAATGTTCAAAGTGTTCGTTGGTAACATGAATGATGATGATGTTGAAGCATACGTACAACGTGTTGCCAATAAGTTCAAGAGAGAACAAATAGTAGACTCTAAGACAGGTAATGTTGATATGAGATTCAACCAAATGGCGGTTGACCAAGATTATTTCATTCCTGTACGTGACCCAGCGGCACCTGACCCAATTACAACTTTACCAGGTGCAACAAACTTATCTGAGATTGCGGATATTGAATATATTCAAAAGAAACTATTGACGGCTCTTCGTGTACCTAAAGCATTTTTAGGTTTCGAGGAAGTAGTTGGTGATGGTAAAAACTTATCTTTACAGGATATCAGATTTGCAAGAACGATTAACAGAATCCAAAAAAGTATGTTGGCAGAACTTAATAAAATTGCCATCGTACACTTATTCCTTTTAGGTTTTGAAGATGAATTACAAAACTTCACATTAGGATTAACGAACCCGTCTACACAAGCCGACCTTCTTAAAATTGACGTTTGGAAAGAAAAAATATTGTTATACAAAGATTTGGTAGCAGACCCTGGAAATGGTATTCAAGCAACATCTTCTACTTGGGCTAAAAAACATATTTTCGGATGGTCAGATGAAGAAATTAGACTTGATTTACAACAACAAAGAATCGAGAGAGCTGTAGGTGAAGAACTGAAAGCAACACCAACAGTAATCAGTAAGACAGGGTTGTTTGATAACATCGATAAATTATACGGAAATACTTCAGGAGGAACACCTACCGCAGGAGCGGCAACCACACCAGGAGGAACTGAAGAATTAGGAGGAGCAGCACCACTACCACCACCTCCACCAGGTGGTGAGGAACCACTACCACCACCTCCACCAGGAGGTGAAGCACCTGCGGGAGTAACACCTGAGTCAACCAAAAAGGACATGAACATTTTATTAGAAAATAACCTTTTTGAGAAGTCTAAAGCTATTGATTTAAGTAATGCCCAACAATCTTTGGGAGAAATTGAAAAAGAACTTGAAAAGTTGTTGAACTCATAGTATTTATAGGATAAATAAATAAAATGACTTTCGGCCAAATCAAATCCCTCATCGAAAAAAACCTTCTCGAGTCTTACAAAAATGAGAATGAGTTTAAGAAAAGACTACGCGAATTCAAACATAATGTTTTGAATAATAAATCAATTTCTAAAGTTTATAACCTTTACGACCAATTAAGTACACCACAAGGACTAAGTGAGTCTGACGCCAAAGAATTTATTGACGAAGGAGTAAATCTACTCCAAAGAATTTTACCTTCAATCAAACTTCCGAAGTCATTAGAAGAAGAAGTAGAAAACAATTACAAACACATTGATACTTTAGTTTATACAAAGAATACAAGTATAAAAGATAGAATTAATGCGAAGAAGAATATTGAATCAGTTCTGAAAGAACAAAAAAGTTCGATGAAGGAGTCAATCAACATACCCGTAACTTCAATGGTAAAAATTGCAAATCAGACTCTGAGGAATTACATTGAAACTATGGATGAAAATTCTAAAAAAGAATTTTTCCAAATTGTTTCTGAAGATAACAAAAACTTAGAGGGTAAGTTTGAAGAGTTGAAAACCAGTGCAATTTCCAAATTACAATCTATTTTGGAAAATGAGAATGAAGGCGACGTAAAGACAAAAATTAACGAAACTATCAATAAGTTAAAAGATGAAAAATTCGACCAATTGAATTTTTTGAAACTTAAAAACTTAGAAAGCTCTCTCTAAGAATTCTTAACTTTATTTGTATAAATCGCTTTTAAAAGATTTTTTCTTTTTTTAACCGAAGGTTTTACGTATTCCTTTCTATAAAGAAGCTCCTGATTTTGCTTTGTTTTAATTACCTTTGACTTCAAAGTTTTTAAAGCTCTCTCAAGATTATCAGTATTTTGAATGTTGACTATTAGCATATATTACAAATATCTCAAATTTACAAGAAAATTTTGACTATCATGATTATATGTGGTATTTTTTATAAAAATAAACTACATAACATGAAAATTAATGAAGAAGGGAAAAAGTGTAAAGTTAAAGCTATTCACTCCAATCAAATCTAGTTACGGAACGGTAGATTCCAA